TGGATATTGTTGGATATGCCGTGATGGAGCCCAGCATTGTTCTAAATATACCTGGATGAACAATCTTGCCTATGCCAAGCGCTAATATTAGCCCGCGTGATGTAATTTTAAAACGATATGATTTATTAAATGTACCATCGTAGGGCGCATTAGTGCTAGTGCTTATGCAAACGCCTTGGGCCGAACCGATTGAATATGTCTCGCCAACAGTAAAAGCATTATCAGCCTGCTCACCTATGGTTTTGCGTTTATTAAGAATATCAGCAGAACCATGCTCTGCAAAGTTGGTTTCATTTTGATCAGCGTATATTGTATATTCAATTTCGTTCCCGTCAACTTCTTGGAAATTTTCTTGGTATCCACTAAATGATGTACTATCAATTACATTAATTCCACAAAAAGAACCGAAGTAACTTTCAATCTTTTGACGTTCAAGCTGGGCTAGGGAAAATGATCTTTGACTATCGGCAGTGATGTTCTTATAGTCAAATACAACCTTTACGCGCTTAAATGGCAGCCGCCAATCTTGACCGTTGCGTACAGGCTGATATGTACCAAATTCAGTGCTTCCGGTTGGTGTGCGGGTGCCGCTAAAGATTGCCTGCAGTCCTTGATTGGCATACTCGGCAACGATAATATCACTAGGTGACCGTGGCGCAAGCGTTCCACCGATCTTGGTGCTTGAGTTCAACCGTTGCGGTACTTCGCCGCTGCGGTAAAAAATGCAGAGCTTTGGTTCTTGGTAGTTCTTAAGCAACGTATCGCCAATGGCTAAACCTTCAAAATCAGGCTTTGCCATTTGCATGGCATTAAGTGCAAACAGCGCCACCAGCTCTTGGCCATCGCCTTGGCTGAGCAGCTGGCTCCATAACAGCTTTGTTTCAGCACGTACGCCGCCGTACCATTTGCCGCCGATCTGTTCCCGCTTGGCGAACACCAATGGCGCTACCTCGCCAAGCCTTGCAACGTTTTGAACTGAGGTAAAACCGTCTACATTGGTAAATTTACGGTTATTATTTACACTTACACTTTCTGAATTTTCTGGTGTTGATGCTGGATCTGCGGCCTTTGCGATCTTTGGCTTAGGTGCTAAGGCTTGGGCGGCGAAACTTAGGCCTGTACTGACAACCGTGCCAACAATTGAAACGGTAAGCGGATCGCAAACTACATGCGGGATATGGTCATAGGCAGCACTGCGCTCGGGCCTAATATTTGCGACTTCACTGGTATACCACGCATATTCTCCTGGGCTCATGCCCAGCGCATCCATCAATTGCTTTTCCCAGGGCAGTACAGCGCCACGATATTGACGGCTGGGGACCATGCTACGCGGAGTGTTTGAGCGTTGCAATGAAGCCATCCGTTATCGTAATAAGCAGCTAACCCATAACCAGCTGCAGATTGGCTAAGGGCAATTGTGCCTTGGGATGCGTACATCACAGGCCGTCCCCATAAGTTTAGTTGTTCATTAAAAACTGATGTATCCCCGCGTCGTAGACGCCTATACCAATCCTTGGTCGGCACAGGCGCAATAATCTGATCAAACAACAGCACAGCACGACACAGGTTCACACAATCAGTTGCGCCATGCTTGAAAGGATCGGCGCCCAACTTATAGGGGAGGCCAATTAAATCAGCCGGACCTGATAGCACCGGTTGACGGCAACGCTCCGACTTGCCTGGCAGTGAACCGTAGGTTCGGGACTCTTGATTCAATTGCATCGAGGGGGCTGCTCAGTTCAATATGCGTTGACTGTGTGTTGTAGTTCAAGCCAGTACAAAGCCAGATTTCCTGACCACGCGGCGGCGTGATTGGTGCGTAAGTATCGGTTAGCTGGTAGGTACGCACCTCAGCTACCCAGTTGTTATTTACAGCATCACGAGACCAAGCAAGCGTTAGCTGATTGGTTGGCAGTGTTATCTGACTGGATATGTTGTCACCATTTTTGGTTTTAGTTGCGCCCTGGTAAATAAAAGGCAACAAGTTCCAGTCAATCCCATCAAATCGCACAGAGCTATCATTAAAGAAATTTTGCCAATAACTATTACCGCCATCGTGTCTAGTGAACGTAAGAAAATTGCCTATAACTACGACTGCCATCAGATACCCACCTGCCTGCGGAATGCAGGTGAACTACGCATACGGCTAGCCACCTGCTGGGCTCCAGCTCTTGCGCCGGCTGCGGTGGCGCGTTTCTCGGATTCAGCCATAGCGGCCATCAACTGATCTTTGCTTACCCAATCCTGGCCAAGGAACTGTGTGGTCTCAAAATTCATCGCAAGCACTGTGCCACCATCGCCAGCGGCCATGCCGCCAGGGGCACCATCACTGCCGCTGCTGCCGCTTGAATCGAACCGTGGGTAACGATCCAATGCACCAGCAGCATCTAACTTCACGGGTATCGAACGGCCATCAGGTAGTGGCACATACGCCTCAGGCTTGCGGCCCTCGCCATACATCGCCAGCTGTGGGCTATTGGCAATCCCGCCACTTGCATAGCGCCGGAGTGGCACCGGGCCTGCTGATGTCATGATGCCGCCGTTGGCGGCAAAAAAGGTAGGCAGGCTGGTAACTGGACTCATTGCGCTGCCGAGGCTTCCGACCGCTCCACCAGAGCCGCTGCCGGCGCCGCCAAGCGAAAACCCGCCGCCAAGGATGGGTAGCGCCGCTGGAATCAACGACTGCAGAAAGTTGCCAATGCCCTTGGTCGCTGGCGCAACAACTGACATTTGCAATAACTGCTTGGCAATATCCTTTAGTACGCCAGAACCAATCTCCCTAAGACTGTCGCCCCAGTTCTTGGTGCCGCTAAGCAATGAATCAATTGCTTGGGTCATGCCGTTGCCTATGGTGTCGGCAACGCTTTTTGCTAGCTCCTGCAGCTTTTGATGTTGCTCGGTGGCGCGTGCCAATGCTTCGGCTTCAGCCATAATCCCTTCTATGATTTGCGGCTGCAGGCTGAGGCGAGTGCTGACAGCAAGCAATAAGTCTTCATATGTTGCTTTATCTTTTTCGGTCAAATTGCCAGACGCTAGCAATCCAACATACATAGCTTGATCTGTTTTAAGTTTTTCAGCTTCAACTTTTGCCATGCGTTCAAGATCTACTCTTTGCTTGGCTAATTCAGGGCTCAAGCCACCTTTCATCAATTGCGTCAACCGCGCATAATCACCGAGCTGGTCTTTAGCTGATTTTGCTTGAGCATCAACATCTCTTGTGATTTCGGATAAATTACGGCTATACAAAGCACTAGTTCTAGTCTTATTTTCCTCTGTTTGATCCTTAGCTAGATTTGCGCCAGCTTTTGATAGCCTTGTAGCCTGCGCATTGCTGCGGGACATGATGGCTGAGCTGTCAAAGGTGGCAGACGGCTTTGCTGCTGGCTGCACAGAAGCAATGGTGCTAGTCGCCGTTTGCCCGAGGAACTCCGCAAGGACAGATCGAACCCGCCGAGATAGCATTTGCTCTTGGCCTACCGGGACTTGAGCCCCAGGAATGTCAAAAGCAAGGCCTGCAGGATGATCCGGCCCATAATGAGAGCCAACTCGTGTACGGCCTAAAAATTCGGTTGCCTTAATCCCTTTTGAGAGGAAAAAATCAAATGCCTTTTCAGCTTGGGCTCGGCCTTGGAAAGCCAAGTGGTCATGATAATTATTGCCTCCATGGTCAGCTTGATAATACTTGCTGGATGGGTCGCCCGTGATATACTGCTTTATGCCGCTAACTGCGCTGTTGCTTAATTGGCTTGTAATAGCTTTGCCGGAACCAGCATCTGAACTTTGACCATTTAAAATATTGGCAGCCTTGCGTGCTCCCTTTTCCATAAGTTCGGCAAGCTTACGGCCAGCGTTTTCTATGATGTCTGCGGTGCTTCGCGCATAGCCTTGATTAATTTTGCCAATACTATCTGCAGTTTGAAGCTTAAACTCCTCGATCGAAAGCTCAAGCGCTCGCTTCCTGTCAGCGGCTGAATCTTGAATTTGTATATTCTTTTCAGAAAACTGTCGCTGAATATCATTTAGCTTCTGCTGTTCATCAATGCCTGCGGTGCTAAGTCCAAGCCCAGCCAACCGCCGCCGTTCCGCCTCAAGCGCAAAATCTTGCTCATATTCAACAGAGCGGCGTCGTGCTTCAGCCGACTGCCTTTCAAGCTGTAATCTTTGTTCGCCAAGCTGGCGCTCAAATACAGTAACACGTTTTACAGTTTGCTCCCTTAAGTCAGCAAGCTGTTCTTCTCTTTTCTTTGCCGCATCAGCTAATTTATATTCGGCATCTTGGCGAATTTTTAGTTCTTTTTCAAATGTGCTATCGCCGTTGCCTTTGGGCTTATCCCAATTGCTTGTGAGACTTGGGCGTTCAGTGCCATTGGCAGGGCCATATTTTGGACCGTTGGCCATATCAATTTCAGATATTCTTTTTTGCACAAACGCTTGATATTTTGGATCAAGCGCTCGCCTAGGGTCAAATACAGAATTATACCCAAATTTTTGGTTGGCTTCACCTAAGGCTTGCAGTCTTGCATTGATTGAAATAGCTCTTAGCGCAGCATCAGCCATGTTCGCTAATTTTGTTGTAATATCTTGAATCCCTGCGCCAACTGGCTTAAAGAAATCTCCAAAATCTTTTTTTAATTTATCAAGCGCAACTGTCATCCGTGCGCCAGCTTCTTCAGTAGAATTTGCCAGTTTTCTTGCCATTGGCTCATATTGTTTATCAAGCGCTGCCACAAATTTCATCAAATCAGCAAGCCCAACGGTGCCATCTTGCAAATCCTTTGATAGCTGGGGTAATGTCCGCCCGGTAGCCTTTGCAAATAGAGTTACGGCGCCAGGGAGGCGCTCCCCAAGTTGGCCTTGCAATTCTTCTGCTGATACCTTTCCCTTGCTGAATACCTGTGACATTGCAAGCAATGCGCTTTGCACGTCTTCTGCGCTGCCGCCTGTTGCCTTGATAGCGCTGCTAACGCCACGATACACAAGCTCAGTATCAGTTACATTGCCGCCAGCACCCTTAACTGCAGCAGCAAGCTTGGTCATAGATTGCGTAGCTTCTAACGTCGGAACATTAAAATCATTACTAGCAGATGCAATAACCTGCTGCGCTTGCGCATACTCAGCAGCACTTCCAGCAACACCACGCAAGGCAATATTTAACTTGCTTAATTCAGCGGCATAGCTTGCTGCGTCACTAATTGATTGCCGCATCATCCCAACCTGAGCCCCTATCGCACCGCCGGCCATTGCGCCTTCAGGGCCAAAAAATGCACCTGCGCTAGCGCCTATCAAGCCTTCAGGGCCGCCAAATACGCCAGATGCTGCTACGGTGCCTGCAGTTTGAGCAAAGCGCTTCAAGCGACCGCCACCGCCAAGCTGTGTTTTTTCTAGCTTCCGATCAATTGCAGTAAGTTCTTTATTTACTTCACGCAATTCAGCGGGCGTTAACGCAACAGCATTTTTTAGCTGCTCCCATGATGCGCGTTGATGATTAAGGCTATTAATGCTGCCATCTGATGCTTGCGTTGCAGCCCTTATGCTTTGCGCTACTTCCTTATAGCTACCGCCCATTGTTTGAGATAGGTTTGTAATCTTACTTAAACCAATATCATTTATTGATTGCTGCAACTGGCTGGCTTCTTGAATTACTGGCTGAACGGGATAACCCTGATTACGGCGGTTGCGTGCTATTGATTTGTTGATAGCATCACGATTATTTTGCTCATCAACCAAAGTGATAGCATCTTGCGAAAAAGATGCAAATCCAGATGGCGCATTTTGGATTGCACTTCGTCGTGCATTGATATTTGCGCTTGCTGCATTAACCCTCAATTCTTTTAACTTCGCTAAATGCTGTTCAAGAACCGTTGCTTGCCGCCTGTATTCAGCCGCTTCCTTCTCATGCTGTTCTTTCAGCAGCCTCAAGGCTTCATTGGCATCCCCATTCGCCTGCCTAAGCGCAGCTGCTGCCTCGTCATGGCTTCTGGCGCCACCAAGAAATTCACGCGATACACCAACCTGCCTTGCGCCACCCCTGACTGCAGGCAGCGATGAATCACCGTAGGGCAACGCTAGCGGCGCCGCTCGCATCTCAGCCTTTTGGGATTCAATCTCGGCAAGCATCCTTCTGTATGCCAGCCGATCTTCGGCCATTGTGCTGAGCCGCTTGGACTGCCTAGCGCCACCGCTAATAGCAGGGGCCGATTCGTCTCCAGCCGATAGCAGGAGTTGAGCGCTGTCGCGCCTGATTCGCTCTGCCGAGTAAGAATAACCACGCGCAATCATTGCGCCAGTCTCTGGGTCACGAACACCAGCACGGCCAGGCGCCGCTGGGGTAGCAGCAGCAATATCGGCTAGCTTTTTCGCTCGCCTCGCTGCGCCTTCAAGTGCAATACCTTCAGCATTAAGCTCATCAGTTAATGTACGCAGCGACCGTGCTTGCTGCGTATTTAAGCTTGCGATCTCACGGGAGATCTCGACATATCGCTGGCCACCAACGTTTACATTGGATAGCTCATGCGATAGCTCGCTCAGTCGCTGCTGATAACCTGCGGTCGTCTGTGGCAGCTCAGGCAGCCTTTCAGCCGAGCCATACCCTCTTGTTAGAGTCCCATCGTTGTAGGCCGCAGCTGTGGCAATAGCTTGAGTACGACCCTGGCGGCGGCTTGCTACGGTTTCAAGCTCAGTAATCCTTTGAAGTACACGCGCATATTCTTCGCTGTTAAACTTAAGATCATTTAGCTTATTCTTTAAATTTGCAACATTAGCATCAAGACCTTTTCCGCTTCCTGATACAGCGGAATTAAGTGCTCGTGCTAATTCCTGCGCTGCACTGGCAGCTTTTTTGCTGCCTTCTGTAATCTCAGCTAAATCACCCTTTAGACCTTTTAAATCATTGCCAAGCTGCCGATATAACGGGCTGGTGCCAGCAACATGCGTCTGCAGATCACGCAACGCTGTAATCTGACCCTGTATTAATTTCTCAGTTACAAGATTTGTCTGCCCAAGCTGCAGGATTTCAGACCTAGCTTGCTCCAGATTTACGGATAACGGAGGCAGCGATTGCTGCAGGCTGTTTAAGCTCTTGCTAAATTTATCTAAATCCTGCGTATTGGCATTTGCTTCAAAATTGAAGCGAATAGTCCTAGGAGATCCCGCCATTGTTCAGCTCCTCCAACGCTGCCATTTCCATGACCTGCAAACCTTCAAGCATTGCTACTTGGTCGTTCACTGCGTAGAGATCAAGGAACCACTTAAGTACATTGTAGTCAAGCCCTTGGTAGCCAGCCATCGTTGTTCGCCATTGCGTCTGCATTCGGCAAAACATCATTACCGTATCCCAATTTTCTTCCCATACTTCAAAAATATCTAACTTCTTGGTGTCGTCAGCAAAAATAACACCAAGCCCCCTTCCATCCTCCTCTGCCTGTTCATCGTCCTTTGATGAACTAGAAGCCGCCCAGTGTTTGGCGGCCCCTTCTAGTTTTTTGCTTGCGCTCCGCTGGTGGCTTCAATAATTGCCTCGACTACCCCACGGATAAATCCTTGCTCTTGCAGCTCATCATCCAATGCTGCAGCCGAAAACTCGATCGGCAACCCATCTGATCCATTCACCCCATCCCAGCCGACCAGCACAGCCCGTACAAGGTCTAGATCGCCTTTTGCAATCCATTCGTTTAGTTGATCACGGCGCAAGCGCTTGAGCTTGCCCGTGAATGTTTGACTGTGCTGGATGCCGCCATCAGACGGCGATGTCACCTTAATAGGCCAGGTGAACGATTCGGTGCGAACGCGAGTGTAGGACATTAGAAAGAATTAGGTCAGAACAATGGAAACTTCATCGTTGCCAGACGTAGAAGGAACTGCTACGTAAGGAATGTTGAGCATTGTGATACCATCCGACTCGCCGTAGGCGGGCTGGGTAATATCAGCATAGGGAACAGTCAGGGTGACAATATTGCCAGCAGTGGTGCCATGCTGAAATGTCAGGTTACCAGTGGTGCCGTCAGTAAGGGCAGCGGTGAAGTAATCCTTGGTTCCAATTGCTACTGCTTCAATGCTTACATTCCCGGCGACCTTGCGATCAGTGGGTAACGCTTGTTTTGTACCACCAATTAATTCGCGGTAAACAATAGAGTTGCCCATGTCAAGCGACACAGACTGCAAAGCACCGGAATATGAGAAAAACTGGAATGCAGAGGTATTGTCAACCCTGAACACAAGCGGTGATGCTTGGTTAGCGTAGGTTGGCGAGATCAATGCAGTATCAGTTGGAGCGTTGTAAATACCAGTAAAATTAAACTGCAGCTCAGGGATTTGGCCCAGATCGGCCTTCATGCTGACAGTGCCGCGAGCGCCAGTTACTTTGTGAAGCAATCCATCTATGTTGTAATAAATAGTGGCGCTGCTAAAACTTGAGCTGACAGGTGCATATGTAACGCTAACGCCAGCAGATACAGTTTCGCTTAATGCACAAGCCTTTAGCGCATCGCCATAGCGAGGAGCGGTGCCAGCGGTGCCTGAGCCAGCAAGTTCAACGGTAAATTGGCACTGCACCATCTTCTGCGCTAGGAGCATCGGGCTATTGCCGAAGTATGGGCGGATAAGGTCCCGGCTGACCGTATTGCCGCCCAAAGGAGTAATATCCAAGTTTTTTACTTGGATGCAATTGGAAGCGCCAGGGGTGGGATCGGTGCCATAGGTGGCCTCAGCCTTAACGGCAAGAACCGTCTTTCTACGCAGCATTACCATTGGTCTTCACCTCCAGGGGGGCATCAGATTGGGCAGGTTGCTCATCAACAACGGCTAGTGGCTGGTCGGCGTCCAATGTGCGCGATCCAGGGACAAGTTTGCGCTTGCCGCTCTTGGGATCCAGCAGGTAAGTCCCACCTTCTCCCGCAAATTCATCAATAGCCATGCCGTGTGGATGTGATCCTTCCCTAATGCTAAGGAGCGGAAATATTGGTAACTGATGTGCGATAACGCACCTTGAACTCAGTTACCATCCATCCAGCTGCTTGATCACCTTCCTCGATCTGTGGTGTTCTTTTGATTGGATATATATCAAAGGCCAAGCCGCCAATAGTCCGATCTGCCATTAGCTTGCTATGCACATCAACTTCAATTGGATCCGCAAGGCTGTCTGGCGCAATGCCTCGCACATATACAGCAATAGCAACCATCAGCTCTTGATCAAGCACCCCAAATGAGCTGCCACCGCCATTTTCAGGATCAACGCTTTTATCAACACCTGGCGCCACCACGATTGCTGGCGCTTCATCACGGCTTAATGCTTCTACCCTGCTCCGCCAAATTCTGCTGCCCACAAGCGTTGTGCCAGCAAGCGTTGTAACTATCGCTTGCAGAATTTGTTCTCGCCTTGATGCTGTCATGCTTTTTGCAGCGATACCATACAAAACAATCCATCGTCTAGGCGCATTGGTTGATGCTGCACCGTATAATTCACCCCATTAACGACCACTGCATCGCCATATTTCAAGTTACCAAACAAACTTGAAATACAGGTAAGCGAATACTCAACGCTAATAACCTGCCCGCCAAGCACGATCTCGCTGTTTTGGTCTAAAACACCAATGCCAGAAACGGCCCCAGCAGTAACGCTGAGGCCGAAATCTTGCAGAAACAGATTTGCGTCTGCTTCAATCATCAAACGTACTTCTTAGAGCCAACAGCATTAACGGAAAATGTAAAGCTAGGACTAGTACCAGAAATTGTGTAGGCAACCTTGAGGTAACGCTTGGCGTCATCCTTGCTAATCGCTAGCTTCTGTTGTGAAGCAGTGCCGGTAACCTGCGTGAATGCAGCGCCACTGATGGCGGTGTATGTGCCGCCTGAGGTATCAGAAGCGGTAATGGTTACGTCAAGGGTAGGTGTAGTGCCGGTGCCAGCAGCTGAATCAAGCACAAACAGCAAGTCACCGTCGTAATCCAATACATCCACAGCTGAACCAACGCCAGTGGCGCTACGGGCAGCAGTAGGGTGGCAGCTGGCGAGCTGAAGGCGTTCCAGGTTGCGTTGTTGAATTGACATTGATTAATTCTCCTTGGTGGTAGAAATTGGTTTTCGTGTTTTAGGCGCCGGGCACACAAGCGGCTCGGCTTCTATTGGGCCATCGACCTGATGGCATTTGCGGGCATCAATCAGCAGGCTTGCCTCTGATTCGTACAAGTCCAACCTCTCCCCGCTCTTGCGAGGAGTGCCGGCAACCATCACATCATCATCAAGCTCAATCCACATGATCAGCTAGCGCCAAAGGCAAATGCACCGGGATAGCGCACAGCAAAGTCAAGATCTTGGAATGCCACGATCCGAACGCTGCCCTTGGTGCTCAGTGAATATGGATCCACCGTTACGTCAAGGCCACTCCAGAAGCCAAACACAGCGTTTTCAAATGAACCAAAGAATGTGTTTGAACCAATCAGCTGGTTGCTAACAACAGCTTCATAGCCGTTGATAGTGTTGTCGCTGCCGTATACAAACTCGGGGAAGGTAGACCCGATCTTAGGTTGTTGCTTCAGCGAACCACGGGCATAAGCAGACACCAGATAGCGCTGGGAGCCAATGTCGAGGTTGTTAGCCGCAACAGAAGTTTCCAGGTCGATGTACTGGGCGTAGGTGCCGAAATCGTAGCTAGTGCTATTGATCGTTTTGGTAACGCCACCGGTCAAGGTGACAGAACCAATGCCAGTGATATTCTTCAGGCCAAGGGGCTGGCTAGCAGAACCACTACCGTAAAGACCAACGCGATCAGCTTCCAGTGCAACTGAGGTAGCAAGGTCGCTACGGATCAAGCTTTCAGCGTCAAGGCTGGATTGAATCATCAACCGGCGGGTGATGTCCACATAAGCGCCGATGCTCTTGGGAGTCATCGCGATCTGACCAAGCGCCATTTGCGTTTCGGTGGCGGCAACCGATTCGCCAAGCCAATAAGCTTGCGTAACGCTTGTTTTCCGAGGGATGTCAACGTTGCCTTGCAGCCCGCCTAGAACAGTGGCGTAAGGCAGGATTGCAGAGCGGTTGCGGACTAGTTCGATAAAGCTTCCGGTCAACAACGTCGTGGCAACGCCATAGCCACCAGCGCTGCCAGTGCCAACATTTTGATCACGGGTCAGCACCTCATTAGGGATCAAAATACCCTTGGCTGAGCGGCCATACTTGGATTCGGCAGCCCGTGAGGCGGCCAACTCAAGGCCAGCGGCCTCGCGGGCAGCGCGGTCGGCAGGGTCAGCCAGGTGGCGGGCGATGCGCATAAAGCTGAATTGGCGGATTTCCTTATCGGAAAGGCCAACCTCATCACCAGATGCCGTATGGGACAGACCGGTAAATTCTTCCTTCCTAGCGCCGATAGCATTCAACACAGCTTCACGGGCTTGCTCAATTGAGCGGCCATCAGAAATCAGCTTTTGGCCAAGTTCTTTTACGCCATGATGATCGGCTAGTGCTGAAATAGTGGTGATGCGTTCCCGTTCGGCGGATCGCACATCATCCAGGTTCTGGTTGTGTTCAGTCATCGCAGAGATAGAGACAGTGTTTGATCCGCGGATAGCAGAATCGTCACTACTAATGCTATGGAGAGCATTTATAGGAGTTTCAGCAGCAGAACGTGATTGGCCAACGGAAATATCTGCTGGGATTGGAACACTGCTAATCTCCAGCGGAGTCCAGCGGCGGACAAGCATCACGCCATCGGCCTCAACCACATCGTCTATTGAGTACATAAACGAGACGCTTGGAATAATTCCTGCTTCAATGTCAGTCCGTCGTTTTGCCTCTTCGCTGCCAGCTGCCTTTGTATTTGGGCTCCAGCGCACCTCGCAATACCCTCTGCCGTCAGCTCCTTGCCATGCACGCTCAACCTTGCCCAACACAACTTCAGAGTTATGGTTCCACAGGTAAGGCGCTGCATTGCCGTTTAGCCGGCTGAAATCTGGAGCCGATGGATCATGGCTAAGAACTTCGGTTCCAAACCACCGCTCAACCGGTTGCTCGCTTGAAAAGCTAAACCTGTAAAGCTCAGGATCACCACTGGCTTCCGCCCTAGCGTCAAATGCCGCACGTTTCATTGACCGCAGCTCAGCAGCTCGGCTGCTGCTGATGACCACATTGATATTTACTTCTGGGCCATTACCTTCCATTGTTTCTTCTTCCTCTTCCTCGGCCAAGTCCTCAGCTACATCAAGGCTGGGGTCCATAGGCTCGCCCATCATGTCTGCCGTATCATCAATTTCGCCAGGTGCCTTCATCTCTGCCGGTTTTTGCGGCATGTATCCGTTCATCCGCTCAGCTTGAACACCCGAGTTATCGCTGGGTTCAGCTTTGCTGGCTTGTGCTTGATGAGTCATTGCCAGGTGTTTGTGGTCCTCCACCTGATGCTATTGATGACTGATTAGCCTTCTGGTCAATTACCAAGGGCAAGCCAAGGCTATCTTTTATTTCGTTTTCATGAGCAATTTGCGCCATTACAGCTTCAAATTCTTCACCGCTAAAGTCACTGATCTGCTCGCCGTGGCTTTCAAGCAAAAGCTCACGCGCAGTTTTTATCGCATCTAGTTCTTTGCTTGGATCAACCCAGCTCCATGTTCTTGCCTGCCATCTTGGGTTTGTATACCGCTCAGGCCGTACCCAGTAATCCTTGAATGTATCAATAGGTAGCACCCCGGAAATCATCGCTGCATCCAGCCACTCCTCGTATACCCTTTGGTGAAATTGCTGAATAATCATGCTTTGGATTACCCGCCAATGGTCGCGGTCCTCCAGCACCGATAGCCGTGAGCTGGAATAATTTGATTGGCTAAAATCCCTGCTTAATGTCTCATAGCTGCACCCCATTCCAGCCGCAAATCTACGCAATAAATTACGCACTACATTGTCATACTGGCCGTCATCAGCGCCAAAATCAGGCGGGATTGCATTCTCGCCTGGACCTAAGTAATTCCACGAGCCTGGCTCTGTATTAAGCAATCTTTGATCATTAACCACCTCATCGCCCGACAGCTCGCCTTCTGGCGTTTGAATCCAGCCAAGGCTGCTGGCCTGCACGCGCTTTTTAGTCCAATGCGCTTTTTCGTATTCAGCTAGTGCATTAGCCGTCAGAGCTACAGTCGAAAACCACGGCACACCTCTTGTTTGGCCGACACGATCAGGCAAAAAGATCAAAATAATATCCTTGGCATCCAAAAAAATGTGACGCTGAGCTTCGCTTTGTTGGGCTCCAAGCTCGCTATCGCCAGGATGCCTTGTTAAAATCGCATATCGTGTTGGCCTATTCCATTCGTTTAGCTCAACGCCAAGCCGCCACCTATGACCAGGCCTATCGCTGATGCCAGAATACATCTCATCCAATTGGTCTGATTCAATTATTTCTAGTGCCAATGGTGTTTTACCATTGCCAAATGGTTGACGTACCAACCTAATGACGGCTTCACCTGATTCCGACAAGGCCCCAGCTATCATCTGCTCAAATCCATGAAAGCTCAACCTTCCGGCTACATCACATGTATCAGCCCTGCACCACAATGAAAAAGTTTCTTCAAGTATCTTGTTTCGTCTAGCGTCAAGCTGCAGGCCATCAGCCTTTTTTGCGCTTGCGCGTAGTTGTACCCCACGCGGGCCAATTACATTTGTCTGTATTGTACGTTTTGCTTGCTTAGCGTAAGGATTATCCCGGCATAGTTTCCTAGAGCGATTGCGTAATAACCTTAAACTTCCTCTGATTTCGGAATCAGCCGAACCAAACCCACCCCAGAAATCTGTATCAAGCCTGCTAAACCTAGCAGCCTCAAATAACCGGCGCCCCCGTGGCCCTGGACCTGCATTCCATAGGCGCATAAATGCATTTATCGCAGATGTACGCAATCCCATTACTTCCACCTCACGAAAAGTTTGCGGGGATCGCCAAATCCATTGGCAATCGAATCAGCTCGTTTTTTTGCTAGAACAGCTGATTTCAATCGATCACGCCATTTAATTAACTCAGCCAAATCAGCACGTTTTACCATGCGCCCGCCGCTTGCCGTTCCAATGCGGTATTCTTGCGCCCCTGAAGTAAGAGCCCTAATCGCAGTTTCTACATTCTCCAGATCAATCTCTTCTTGACTTCTTAGATCGACCGCGCCTGGTGAACCAGAATATGCAAGGCTTTTAGCAACGACAAAACTACCTGTTCTTACCGTAGCTGGCTGATTACTTACTGTTGCCCTCGCCTGATAAACCCAGTTCCCAAGCGCAAAATTTGTGCTAGTAGCGCTAGCTAACGTAAAAATCCAGCCATTTTTTCCAGAACTGGTCCCGCTTATTGTTGCCCCGCTGGCATAATTGGTTCGCAGGTAATAAACCAAGGCACTAGCGTTGCTGTCGTAGTACGGATCGGTCCACGTAACCGTATCCCCCGCGTAAATAGTTGCTGGCAACGTCATGCGATTATGCTGAATGACCGCTGGCGCCGCGGCTCATGCTCTACTGATGCTAGGCAGCCTAGTTTTACTGGCCCAGCACATTAAAAGATCGCCTCACGCTTTGCTTATCTTGTATTACCTCTCCTGTATTTAGCTGCGTTCCAATGGTGGCTTCCATTTGATCAAAAAACGTTTTGCGGTTATACCTCATGAAAACATGGTGCAAACTCGCATAGGCATACACTGCACAGTCCAGCGTCTCAGCCCTAGCTCCAGCCTTTCTTACCCATCGCCGCTTGGGCGTGCCATGTTGGTAATACAATGATTGCCGCTCTGATACAAGCTGATCAAAATACTCTTGGTCTACATCCGCCGGAAAATGCAAGCATCCTGGCCCTGGCGTAGTGCTATAGCGCAATCGGCCCATAATCCTTGTCTTAATGCCATCGGTGCCGACTATATACATCATCGCTGATTTCTTCAGCGCTTTGCCTTTGGTGCTAAATTCAACCCTTGTACCACGGCCAATGGCTGGCTTGCCCGCTGTGCCAACACCTTTCGTGGCAATTACGTGCTCAGCTTTCCTTGAATTTGCGTAGTCATATACATAGCTACTATGATCGCCATCGCCAGAGTCAACAGCCATTCCCATAATTTTTAAAGTTACGCCGTCTGCCCTCTTGTATTCATCATGCAAATATTCGTCTAGCTGACTCCATGCTGCGCTGCTGTTATACCTTTCGTGAATACGTTCATGCAATATTAACCACCCCTCTGGTTCAGGCCCAGCGGATTCGCTTTTTGATCCACGCCCCCATCCCCAAATGCTTATTTCAAGTCGATCATCCTGACAGTCAACACCAGCCGTCAAGCACAACACACCTTCGGGTATCTCGCCACTTTTATAGGCATCCCTTCTGCCTAGCAAGCCTTCTGCTGTAATCCTGGACCCAGCATCATCTTTCCATGCTTCGCCTCGCCATGTATTTACAAAAGTTTGATACTGCAGCGGATCTTCTTTTGTTTTTTCATACTCATGGATAAGATGCGCCCATGTCGCATTTGCTTGATACGAATATGCCGCCCAAATATGATAACTTCTATGCTCACGGCCATCAGGCGCTACATTGGCGGGAGCCATTGGTTTCCATATTCCATTTTCATCCATCCACCGTTTTTCCCTGTGCTCAATTGGCTTTTCACATTCTTCACAGATATAAACTGCTGTCTCTGGCTTGTTAGGCTCCCACCAAAATCCACCTGGCTTATTGGTGTTACGCCAGACCAAATACTGCATATGGCCGCAATGGGGGCAAGGCAAAAATCTACGCCGTTGGTCACCCTGCTTAAAACTTTTTTCTATCCTACTAAAATCTTCAATTGTTGGTGTGCTGCCATCGGCAAAGGTTCTATCCCAGTAATCAATTGTTCTATTAATTAGCAATTGAATTTGGTCGCCATCATTACCAGCACCCATCACCGGGTAACCGTCAGTTTCATCCGCCCTGGCCACCTTGTAGGTAGTTCGACGCAAGCCATTTGGGCTGTTGCCGCCAATAAAACTAAGTGAGCCGCCCTTTACATATTTTTCCAAAATACTATTAGACCCATCCCGGAACTTACCACCCGCAAATAGCTCGCTTATCGCAGGCACATTTTCTATTATTTTGTTAAACGTATCCCGGCTGTATTTTTCTGCATCGCCAATAGTAGGTTGCATTGTTGTTGAATCGCATGGGTCCCAATGCAAACAAAAGCATTCGTCAATATTTAGCATTGTCGTCCACCCAATCCTTGCGGATTTCATTACTGACTGACGCCACACTTGACGGTTGCCAAAATTATTTAAAATTTCTTTTTGGTATGGCCGGGTTTTCCATCTACCTATACTGCCACCTTTGAGTACATAAAAATACTGGTCCGCCCATTCGCTTCGCGTAAGCCTTGGCGCTGGCCTTAGCAAATTAGCACAATTTACCAATAATTCTGCTGGATCTTTTAGTGCCATTACTCAGAGATCTCCATTGATGCCTTCTCCAGTGCTTCACGGCAAAGCGCCTCTACCAAATCAATTACATCCAGAGGTAGCTCAGGCCTATCTGCTTTTAGCCGGCTGCCGATCCCCATAACACCACGATTTATCGCCCCCATTGCCCTTTCCCATGCAGGCGCCACCTTCTCGACTTCCATATATTTGCCTTCAGTCGCTAACCTTTCGACCTGCAATTTTCGTGCTCGCTCTAGCTCGGCCCATGCTTTTGCTTGGTTGATATTATATGTGCCATCATCCAGCAGAATCCCAGGCGGCAGCAGGTCAGTTGAATCTGGCATGTGGACGCTTGCTCCACGCTGCTGCGGCTGCATTGCACGTTCGCTCTGCCTTTGCGGAGCTGAAGGCGAATCCTCTGTTTGGTATTCATTCACCGCAGCTAGAAATTCGGCCACAAGCGTTTCGCTATTTACCCTAATTGGGTTAATTGAAACCAAGCTAATTGGCAGCCGCCCTCTCCGGCAGTGTTTTTCTAGGTTTTGACGCGAACAACTGCGGCCAGTTTCATCAGTTATTAGCTTTGCGCCCTTTGTTGGATTGATTAAGGCCATACGCATTCAAGCTGCAACCATCCTAGTGAGCGGTTGCAATTGAGTTGCAACAGTGACAGTCACGCTGCAATTACTTTCAAATTGCCTGTTTTTGCGCTCTTTTTGATAATTTTTAAATTTAAGCCAAATAGACCTATTTAAGTGCTTTTTTCATTGCCAATAGGGCTAATTACATGCTAAAATACACCCTTTTGGCAAAATTGCAAGCAGCCGAATAATGGGGTTCGAATAACTCCGCGCCCCGAAGTGTCACAAAGGACCCGCGATTTAGCACCATAAACCTTACCCTTGCGAGTCCCTAAGTATTTGAGGTCGCTCAAATCTATCGGGGCGCTTGTATGTTTTAGCCGGCGTGATTTATTGCCTGATTGTTTGCCTGTTTGGTTTGACCGATTGCAGGCCTTTAAACCTGGCTTTTGCATGTCCTTAATTTTTTGGGTTGGTTAATGTGTGTTATCGTTTGGCATTAAAAAGCCGGCCACTTGGGCCGGCGATTGGTTGGTTGTGGTTGGTTGGTTGCGGTTGTTAGCTTGCCGCATCTAACACCAGCCTTAAGGCGAGGGCCAGCCGGTGCGCTTCGCTGGTGGCGGTTTCGGTGTCGCCGTCTGAGGTCACGGCCGTCACTTTGGCGGCGAGGTTGGCAAAGTGTTCACCGCTGGGTTGGCCGTCGCTGATTATGGCGAGGGTTTGCAGCAGCACTAAGCCGGCTCTGCGGGTCTCCCGGGTCAGCTCTGCAATTTTAGACTCTGGTGTCGGCAATGGCACCGCAGAGGGTGCCGCCAGCATCCGCGCCAGTTGTTGCCGCGCTGATTCGGTGCTGGATTGCTCCGGCTCGGGCTTTGGCTCCTGGTGCTGGATGGCAACAGGGGCGGCCGCCATTGGGGTTGGTTGATGCTTGCGGCTGATTGACTGCAGCTGTTGGATTAGTTGATCGGCGGGGCTGTTGGTGAACCCAGGATGCTCGCATGATTGGTAGGTGTATTCCCCCATTGTTCGGCATAGGGCGCCGGGGTCTTGGTGGATTCGTTGCGGCGCTTCGGCTAGCGCTGCAGCCGCTAGTTGGCAGTGGTCGGCCGTCTCGCTCGGGTAGCGGTGGTTGAGTGATCTGAGGTTTTCGGTCACCAGTTGCCGGTAGGAGGTGGCATAATCCGCCAGGTTGGCGGATTCGGCAGCCGTAGCGATGGCGTGGAAGGTTTCAGAGTCGCAAAAGTAAGCAGACATGGCGTGGGTTGATGGGGTGGGTTTAATTGCAGATAACGGTCAGGGTCTCAGCTCTAAGGTGGCTGATTAGCCAAAAGCAGTCTTTGGCGCTTATTTCAAGCCCTTGGGCTGAATAGCTGCGGGCCTGGCGGGATAGGGCTTGAATAAGACCGGCCGCTGGCTTGTTGTCGTGGCCACGTTGGAATCCTGGCCAGCTCCAGACAAGCGAATAGCGTCCGTCAATTAATGGGCTGGCGTCGCCTAAATGGGGATGATTCCATTCAGTGATTGCATCTATGCAAAGGGCCAGATAGCCAATATGTATTGGTTCGGGCTTTAATTCTTCAAACATGAGCCAACTCCCGGCTAATGGTTGGAAGTTGGGCCAGCTCGCGGGCTCTGAATGCTGCGAGGTCGCGGGCATCGCGTTCTTTTTCGCGTTGGCGTTCTATGCGTTCGGCCAGGCGGTTGCTTGTATGGCGTGCCTGTATAGGCATTAGGAGGTACTCAAGCCGTTGGTCTGTGTCGCGGTAGTGGCTGGAGAATTGAAGCGGCGATCCTTCGTTGCCGGTTTCAACCTCTATCTGCTGGCTTTTTTTGCCGCTCACTCTGGCCGCCACTTTGGCGATGCTTTCTAGGTAGTTGGCGTTTAGGTTGATTGGCGCCATAGGGTCACATTCAAATTCTTCAGGCCATACCTGATCGACGTTGGGAAATGGTTCTAGGTTGTTAGCGTTGGACCACTGGCGAATCTCAACGGTGGCGCCGGCGTGGTTGATTATGTGGGCCGTACCGTCAAGTTTTAGGTGGGCCCAGTCTGCTGTCAGCAATTTGCCAGGTTTTAACCAGTCGGCGGCTGGTAGTAGGAGCTGCTGATCAGGCACTGGCCAGTAGGCCATATCCTCCCCGGCTCCGCTGGTGTCAAGCGTTGCTCTGAAGGCGCGGTGACCGTCAACGGAGCGGATTTTTACATTCCACTGGCAGCGTTCTATCTGAATTCTGCTGATTGCTGGCCGTGATAGGTCAGCGCTGGCGAACTGAGCGGCCGCCCATAAGATCGGGGCCGGCAGGATCGCCACGGTTTCAGCTGTGACAATGTGAGAGCAGTTTGATTGCATGGTTTTTGGTGTGATGTGGGTTAGTGGTTTAGCCGTGGTCGGACATATCGGGGAATTGATAGGTCGGCACGTATGGGGGATCTGTGCTGACCTCAAAGCGGGGTAAGGGTTCGTTGCTCCAGTTGTTACATTCGGATTTCATCCGATGCACCGCGGCGACGGCTTCCGCCTTGGTGTCGCATTGCCGGACATAATCCGACTGCCCCATTTCATGGGCGTAGATATAAAAGGCCATGGCTTCAGGCCCTGGTCGCCGCTAACGCGAGTGTGTGCGCTTTGTTAAGCGTTGCCGCTGCTGGGCCCCAGTACAGGGACTCAAGTCTTAGCCTTGCAGCTTCGTTGGGGTCCTTTGTGCGGCCGGCGTCGTGGGTCAGGTACTCAGTCACCGATTGATAGGCACCCCAGAAGGTGCCGAG